TAAGAGTTTTAAAAAACAGGCATACGGGCATGACAGGACCAATAGATAAGCTCCTGTATGACCAAAACACTGGTCGGCTTTCTATTCCTATGTCCACTTATTTCGGTGCTTAACCATGACAAGAAAATTTACTAAAGCAAAACCAGCTCAAAAAGGAACAACACTCAAACAAGCTTGCGAGTACCTAAACCATTGGGCTAATGATACTGGGCCAACTCAGGAAGAATACGAAGAAGCACTAAAAGGTGGTGGTTTTACTCGTTTTAGATTGATGTGGAGAATGTGGAACATAAGTAAATATCGAGAAGGAGAAATGGGAATCTTGACGATCAAATCGAAAAAAGGATCAGTTGTGAACAAAACATTTACAAGGACTGATGGAAGCATTGATGTTTCCCGTCTTCCAAGTCCAACAAGACGATATTTATGTGTTGGTCCTACTCAAACTCTTTTAATAAAATGACACTACTAATTGATGCTGACTGGTTAATTTATTCTTCCTGCTGCAGCTGTGAACAAGACGTTAAGTGGAATGAACACTTACATACCCTTCACTGTGATGAACGTGACATCCATGAAATGATTGATGGAAGAGTTGAGTACTACCAGAAAATTGCAGAAGATCATGATGATGTAGTGATGTGCTTTACTCAGTATCCAACCTTCAGACATACAATCTTTCCTGACTACAAAGCCAATAGAAAAAACAAACGTAAACCATTAGCTCTTTATGCAATGGTTGAACAGATAGGTCAGAGATATAAATCAGCTAGTTATACAGGGTTAGAAGGTGATGATGTTATGGCTTTACTTGCTACATCTAAACAATATCCTAATCCAGTTATTGTCTCTCCTGATAAAGATATGAGGACTGTTCCCTGTACGCTCTTGGCTAATGATGACATGGAGTTAATCACTAAGAAGAAAGCAGATAGACACTGGATGATTCAGGCTTTAACAGGAGATTCAACTGATAATTACAAAGGCATTATTGGTTGTGGTCCTGTTACAGCTGACAAAATTCTTGGTGATGCTAAAACTTTGCCTGATATGTGGGACAAAGTAGTAGAAGCATACGAAAAGAAAAAACAAACTTTTGCTGATGCTGTTCTTACTGCTCAGCTTGCCCGTATTCTCCGCCAAGGAGACTATGATTTTAAAACTCAAGAGGTAACACTATGGACTCCATAAACCCTGACTACTACAAAGGTTATGCAATACAACCTATTGAATACATTACGAAAAATAATCTAGGTTTCTGTGAAGGAAATGTTGTTAAATATATTTCACGCTGGAATAAAAAAGGTGGTACAGAAGATTTAAGAAAAGCTATTAGATACATAGAAATTCTTTTAGATAATGAAACTAATTAACATGTCTGTTATACTGTCTTACTCAAAGTGAACTACAATAAGCCTGAACCTCTTCCTTTTCCTGTTTTATCTGATGAGTTAATTAACGCTCTGGATAGTCATTTTCCACAACGTCACCCAGATTTATCTTTTACTGATAGAGAAGTTTGGTTTAAGGCAGGTCAAAGAGCAGTCGTTGATTATCTTATTGAACAACAAGCAAGACAAAAGGAGACAATGCTTACAAACAACATTCTGGAAGGCCAAATCTAATGTGCGTTTTCTCCGCCCCTAAACCACCAACACCAGAACCCATAGCACCAGCACCAACACCTGAAGCAACTGCAAAGGCTCCTGTTGTTGGTAGGAAAAGAGCAGTTGCTAAAAGAACTCCAGGCTCAAGAACATCAGGAGGAACTAAAGCTGCTAGAAGATTTGGTACTCGTTCTTTAAGAATTCCTCTTATGAATGCAGGTGGTTCTGGATCAGGTAACTTGAATTACTAACAATGAACTCTGCATTAGGTGAAACAGCTGTTGCCAGATTTGAGCAACTACAAGGTGATCGTTCTACTTTTTTAAGAAGAGCACAGGATGCTTCTAAGTTAACTATCCCTGCTTTAATACCGGAAACTACTGGTAATTCTGCAAAGCTTAAAACTCCTTTCCAAGCTCTTGGTGCTCGCTCGGTTAACAGCCTTGCTTCTAAATTACTTATTGCTTTACTTCCTCCTTCTACTCCTTTCTTCAAACTTAGTATTGATAGTCTGGAGTTAATGAAGGAAGGACAGGAAGGATTAGAAACAGAAATAGATAAAGGGTTAAGAGTAATTGAGTCAGCTTTGATGAATGAGATAGAAATATCTAATGACAGAGTTGCAATGTTTGAAGCTCTTAAGCATTTAATAGTTGGTGGTAATGTTCTTCTCTATTTAACTGACAATGGATTAAAGGTTTATCACCTTAATAGATATGTTTGTAAACGTGATGATGTAGGAAATGTTTTAGAGATCATCACAAAGGAAACAGTTCATCCTCAAGCATTGCCGGATGACTTCTTGGAAATGATCAAGAAGAAAGAAAACTATGATGCAAAAGATTTTGAAGAAGACCTAGATATATACACACATATAAAAAGATATGGCGATGAGTTTACTTGGTTCCAAGAATGTAAAGGAGAAAAGATTCCTGGTACAGATGGTAATTCTAAAATTGATGTATCACCTTGGATCTGTTTGAGATGGACAAGGATTGATGGTGAAGATTATGGAAGAGGATATGTAGAAGAATATCAAGGAGATTTAATTAGTCTTGAAGCTTTAATGCAGGCAATAATTGAAGGTGCCGCTGCCTCTGCTAAGACCATATTCCTTGTCAATCCTAATGGTGTTACCAGAGCACAAACTTTAGCAAAGGCTCCTAATGGTGCTATTCGTGAAGGTAATGCCCAAGATGTTTCTGTTTTACAGGTAAATAAAGGAGCTGACTTCCAAGTTTCTTTCTCTGCTATTCAGCGTATAGAACAAAGATTGGAATATGCCTTCTTAATGGCTAGATCTGTTCAAAGAGATGCTGAAAGAGTAACTGCTGCTGAAGTATCAATAATGGCTAATGAATTAGAGAATAGTTTGGGCGGAATTTACAGTATTTTGACCCAAGAATTTCAATACAATTACTTAAAGAGAAGGATGCATATGTTAGTCAGGTCAGGTAAAGCTCCTAAACTCCCAGAGAAGATAGTTAAACCTAAGATTGTTACTGGTCTACAAGGTTTAGGTAGAGGTAATGACAGAGCTAAGCTGGTTGAATTTATTGGTACTGTCTCTCAGGCATTAGGACCAGATGTAATGAAGATGTATATGAACGTAGACGAAGCAATCAAACGTTTAGCTAACAGCATTGGAATAGATACAGCAAACCTTGTTAAGACTCAAGAACAGATACAACAAGAAATGCAAGCACAGCAACAGCAGCAACTTATCCAACATCTTGGACCAGCTGCTTTGGGTTCTCCTTTAATGGACCCACAAAAAAACGCTCAAGCACAACAACTAACAGAGGAAACTGATGCCAGCCAAGAAACAGCCTGAAAAACCGGCAGAACTAATTCCTAAACCTCAAGTAAAGGAGGAGAAAACTAAAAAAGTTACTGAAAGTCAAGTCAAAACAAAAGTCACTAAAAACGGCAACACTATTACCACTTCTTAAGGAGATTACAAATGGCCCAAGCACAAGTAGCAACATCAGAAACTCCTCCAATGACCACGGAGGATTTAGCTAATCTTGAAAAAGATGAAAACGGTTTAATACTTGGTAAGTTTAAATCTGTTGAAGATCTTGCTAATTCTTATAAAGAACTGGAAGGCAAGATAGGTCAAGCACCTACAGAAGAATCAACACCTGAACCTTCTACGGAAGAAGAAACTAAAGCAGAAGAAACAAAGACAGAAGAATCTGACTTTGATGCTGCTGAAGTTTATGGTGAAGGTTTAGCTAATACACTTGAAGAAGCTGGTATAGATGCTCAGGAAATTTCTACTAGGTTCCAAGAATCTGGTGAAATCTCTGAAGATGACTACACCAAATTAGGAGAAGCAGGTTTCTCTAAAGGAATAGTTGATTCTTATCTTGCTGGATTAAAAGCACAACAAGCTGGTGTAGCTGACGTAGCTGAAACTCAAATAAAAGCTATTCAGGATTCAGTAGGTGGAGCAGAACAGTATGGAAAACTAACAGCTTGGGCTGTAGATAATCTTCCTTCTGATCAGGTAGAAGCCTTTAATGCTTTAACTGAATCAGGTAATGCAGCTTCTATTCAACTTGCCGTTAACGGTATTCAATCTCAATACAACAATGCTATGGGTAAAGA